TTAATGGAATTCTATAGCGGTGTAGGTAAAGTCTTAACCGGTAATTTTAAAGAAGGTTTCACGCAAATGGCTTTCGCGGTACCGTTTATGAAGCCGTTAGCTGAATTTCTATTTAGTGAAAGAGAAGAAGTTAATGAAGAGACAGGTACTATCACGAAGAAAGAGAGTCTTTTTAGCGCGATAAAGACTGGAGTCGTGAACAAGCTGAAAGCATTCTGGAAAAAAGCTCCAGGGTGGTTAAAATGGGGGGCGTCAAAAGTATTACCTGATAATATTATCAGTGTATTAGAGGCTGAAGGTGGTACTGCTCCTGACGATCCTACAGAGAGTGAGTATGAAGAGGCAACCTCGAATCAACCTACTAGTAAAGGTAGAAGAGGTACACCGGTTGTTGCCAATACGAGCGAAGCCGTTAACTCTAATATAAGTTCGAATGATCAAACGAAGCTACATCTTAATATTGCGAAAGCTCATTCGAAACTAATCGTTGATCAGACTAAAATGAGCGGTGAATTACTTACCGCTCAGATTGAACTTCTAAAGGAAAATATAAGCCTTCTAAGAGAAATAGCTGATAAAACTGGTGTCGGTGCCAATATTATATCAAACAATAATACATCTGTAACTAATATGCATAGTCAGCGAAGCTTAAGAGACCTTCAAGAGATGTATGTCTAATAAATAATAGTATATGAGTAATCTTTGGAATTTACAGTTTGGTGGTACCGCAGCTTTGCCCATTCTAACTAGAGGTGAGAGTAAGTTAAGTGATTCGACAACCGATATTAAAGACCTTACAAACCTAGGAATTTACGGTGATCAATCAAACCAAGTAAAAGACCCTATTAATGTTATACGGGATTTCCAATGGACGAACAGCCCGAAGAGCTCGAGAGATGATGTACCGAAACTACAGATGATTGAACAGCGAATTGTTCTTAACTCGACGGTAACTAATATGGTGTATTCAGCGTTAGCTTCAGCAGATAATATATCTTCACTAGGTAATACAGCTGCTGGGTTAGTCAGTAGATTTTTTCCAAAAGAAGATTCACAGGATGTGACGGCTAGTGCCGAGACTGTAGATAATGCAGTTACTACAGCAGAAGAACAATCAAATAAATCAAAAACACGAGAAGCTTTTGAAGCGATTATGCAAGGCGGGTTCTTTAAGACGTTTAACAGTGAAGTATTGAGACCATATGATGGTCTTTACGCAACAGAATATACCGGGTTTAATTATTACTTCCCTTATCTAGAAGACTCGTATAGAGAAGTAACAAATGCATTCGGTGAAGGTGAGGGTAATATTCTAACTCCTCTCGCGAATTTAGCGTCGGATGCCGCTACGATGACTAGTGCATTAAACATTGTTAAGCCTGGTACATATATAGAAAAATCCAAACAGTTCACTATGGGTGACAGCGGGAGGCAGCTTAGCTTTACATTTCCATTACTTAATACTGGTTCTTTTGATGACGTCAGACGTAATTGGCAGTTAATATTCGGGTTAGTATATCAAAATAGACCAGGTAGAGTGAGTAAAAGCATTATTGATCAACCAGTTATATATGAAGTTCATCTGCCAGGAGTGGCATATATGCCATATGCATATATTTCAAATCTCTCGGTTAAATTCCTAGGTAATAGACGCGAAATGGAGTTAAGTGTACCTATTATGAATGAAGGGGTAAGCGGTGGCACGGTAAATAATATAGGTAATATTAAGACAGTTATACCTGACGCTTACGAGCTATCCATAACAGTCACTGGTCTAAATGAAGAGACCAGAAATTTTATTTACGCAAGTGTTAAAAAGGATAAACTAACAGTGAATAAGCCTATAGGTGGTTAAATTTACATCAATACTGTAAATAGTTTTGAGTTATAAATAATAATATGACAGGTAAGTATCAAAACGATATAGATGTATTACCAGATTTAGAGCTATACAGATATGAAAATATTTTTAAGGTTCATGAACGCGGTGAAAAAAAATTCTTCTCTTATAATATATTGAGGAAGCTAAAGTTACCTGATGATATAAATGAAGGTATATTTGACTACGTTAAGTATAGCTCGGCATTCCCGTTAACTACTTTGAGCTATAGAATTTACGGTACAACGTATCTTTGGTGGTTAATAATGATTGTCAATGATATTAAAAACCCAGGTAAGATTGAATCAGGGGTAAAAATACGCTTTATAAAGAAGTCGTTTCTTAAGGTAGTATTACAGAGCATTAAAGATCAATTACAATGAGGTATACTAACGATACAGTATATGATGAGAGATTTAGTTATATTATCGATAATGAGAAATATATATTTAAAGCAACTCTCTTTAACCCCGACGGTGACTTAATAACGTTAACGAAGAGTACAGTTTTAGAATTAAGTTTATTCGATAATATTTTTGATCCGTGGTTAAAAGGTGAAATCATATTAGATAATACAGACGACGCGTTAGAAAGATTTGTACAAGCACCGGATGATATTGAATTTACCGATAAAAGTAAGCAGAAAGGTTATACTGTAAGAGGCGATGGTAGAGATTTATTAAAAATTGAGATACTACCTATTGACGGTAATAAGCAAGATTATAATACAGGTAACGATGATTATAATAAATTATTCGCTCTAAAGTATATATTCTGTTTAGAGGATGAAGAGTCATTACAATATAACGGTAAAAGCGCTAAAAAATATACAATTGTAGATTACGATCTAGAAATTTTAAAGGAGAAAAAAAGTTTCTTTAGTAGTGCTAATGTCATAGATGATGACACAGGTATAATGACTCAATTAAGTAATAAGAATAGAGAGGTGCCTACCGGTAAATGTATAAAAAGTATTATTACAAGTGGTTTATCAGATAAGTTAGCCATAAAAACTAATGTAGATGTTGATACGGGAGATGAGATAACACCATTTTTTGAGGATGGTTCATCAAGAATATTTTATTCTTCACCAGCTGATAATACTTTATATGATGATTTGCTATATATATTGCAACGACATGTCAGTAGCGATACAAAAAATGACTTTAGTATATTCAAGAAAGAAAATTTTACCGGTGAATATACTTTACAAGGAGCTTTTGATATATTTAAAGCAGCTTATAACCCTGAATCAGGTAAAACAGGTGCTAGATTTTTAGAAAATTTTACCATTACAGGATCTAGTCGTGAGTCAAATAGTATTATTGAAAAAGAACAAAAAAAACCTGATAATGCGTTAGAGTTCGGTGAAAAAAGTGAAATTCTAGATTTTAAATTTTTTAATACAGCTTCGCGAATTCGTAGAGAAAAAATTAAGACATATATTACTCATTCTTACGATTTTAATAAAAAAGAATTTAATATTAATATGCAAGATGCTAATATCGAGACAGCTAAAGAGGTTTTTGCTGATAATTATGTATCTACGATGAAGGGTAAGGACAGAGCACCGTATCCGAATTTTATTATTAATGGAATGCAGCGAGATAACTTAACCTATGAGAATATATTCTCGGAGTACGGTGATAATCCAGAGATTCGTAAATCATACGGGATTAACAGGCTATTAAAGAATGCTCTAATAACGAATATGGGTATTGAAATAACTGTTAAAGGTCAGTTGCAGCGTAAATCCGGTAGATTTTTTAGTATAGATAGAGCTGGTGATTATATCGATAACCCGTTTGATAATAAAATGCTTGGAATATATTTTATAATTGATGTACATCATCTTTTTATTGACGATACAACATATCTTAATAATTTAATAGCAATTAAAACCTATCACTTCGATAATCCAAAATATAAGGAGAGTTTAGTATGAGTAATAAAACAACACTACTACCAGATTATGTAAGTATTGTACAGGAACCAAGCATCGAGTTCTACAAGACTGCTACTAATTTAATGAGCTCGTTTAGTACATATACAGGAGAGCTAAGCGTTGCTATTGACTTTGAGAAAAGTAAGATTGACAATAATGTAATTAATAGCTCAGCTAAATTATACAAAGCCTTAAATGAAAATGATTTTAAGGTAACTGTTGATAGTACTACATACTCATTTGATAATATTTTTAAATTATTTTACATTGAAAAATTTCAAAGCTTAACTGCAGATCTTAAGACTTTAATAACACAATCTTTCTCCGCAAGTAATATATATTTTACTAATTATAGTGATGATACAGGTAATATAGTAGATACAACAAGTATAGTGGATTCTAATACATCCCCTTATTTTGATATCAATAACACTCTATTTGCATATCCTACCAATATAGCAGCATCATTATATAATAAGGTATCGCGGAATGAATTAACTACTAGTGTAAATCTAGGCATATTAACCGATGCAATACTGAAGACGAATATTAAAGGATTGCAGGGTAGTGTTGATACGCAGACAGCTTTAACATCTCACGGTGAGAACCTTGTTACTGATAATCTATATATCAATAGAGTTTACGACTATTCTGATACAATTAAGAGTCAGCTAAAAAATGTAATTGGTAATATGGCGGATTTTATTAACTTCTTTAAGCAGGTTAACTACAGGGATCAGGACCCGTCTCGGAAGGCTTTGTTACTGGCTTACAAAGCTAATGTTGAAGGTACAGAAGTAGCAATTGATATATTAAAGAATAAGCTTGATAAATCTGCGCCAAATACTCTTACCGTTACTCAGAGTACGGGTGAAACGACCATTAGTACGCCTATAGTTACAGTAGATACGGTGATCGTATAATTAATCTGCAACCTCAGCGTCAATAATTTTCGCGTCATCTATTAATCGCTTCATTAACTCTTCCCGGTTAAGAAGCAGTTTAGTTTTATTGTCGTCTGCCTGTAACTGCTTCTTACTTTCAATATCCATTATCTTTAATTCTTTAGATGATTTATTCTTTTCGTTAGCTATATGAATTTTATTGAGAGTTTCGATAGCTGCAGCTGAAGCTCCAACTAATTTACTTAAACTCTCGACGTCTTTAGCGTCTGGAGCGTTCGTTATATATTGTGTAACTTCATCGACAAATTCAACACTGCCCTTAATAAGCTTACCAGAGTATTGTAGTAAAAATTCTTGCAGATCTTCAGGGTTTAATTTAAAATCATCGTTATTTTTAATGTCTCTTGTGACCTGCGCAGATGTTTGTAGTTGCGATAATAAATCGTCAATTGAATCATTCATATCATCATCCATATAAAATATTTATTAATATAATTAAAAAACTACACTACTACTGTGTAATAGGTTACATGCATGATGTAATAATGTAACCTATTTAATAAATAAAAGTATAAATGCGTGAATTTTTACAAGAAATTACTGATGCAAAAAAGTTATTAGCTGAGCAAGCTGATATTAATATTAATGATATTAAAAATCCTTGTAATGTTTTTAACCTCGAAACTAACGAACTCGCTGGGGTTTACCTTTACAAGCGTAGTAACCAGTCACTTGATCATCTTTTCGGATATAAGGTTTGCAATAATACAATAACAGATTTTTATATTTTACGTACAAGTAATATGGAAAATAATTCTAATAAAGTTCTTAATAATTACCCGGGATATCACTGCGTAGAATATATACCTCATAACCATATTGTTAAAAGTAAATATTTGTATGAAGGTACATATTTCACAGAACGTGGTATTAAGAAGGTGGAGATAAAGTATGATACTAATGACGTAGAATTACAACGCAATTATCTATGTCGCTCCGACCTTATTCCGAAGGAATATTCTACCACTAACATAAAGACCGATATAATTATAGGTTATACCTGTAAGAATGAAATAAAACATCTCATAATTAGAGGCCCGGAATACAATTTTCGTAATTAAGGTAGTTAATTACAGTAAAGTTGTTACTATATAGGTCTTGGAGACCAGGTTGTATCTGGCGCCGGTACATTGAATAAGTAACGAGATACATAGCCATAATAAGATTTTTTGTCTGGTTGACCTATACCTACGGCTCGACCACTAGCCCACGAAGGACCTGCAACCGGTACTGGCTGCACTCTAGCTGCTGTAATACTACCTGCATTATTAGTTTCTACTTTAACGTTAAAGTGTTTATTATACAGGGCAGTCTTTATATCATATTGATATTCAATTATGATAGGGACAATAGACGGGTCAATATTAACGGGTACGAGGTAATTATCATTAAATGTCATGTTAGGTTCGTAGCCATAACCAGGTCGTAGTATGTCAGCAGTTATTTCTCGTTCGATAAAAAACAGGAGGAAAGCATTGTAGCTTGTATTAACACCTGTTGTTATAGGTGTATTACTATAGCTCGAGAAAAAACTCGAAGCCCAAAACCACGTTTTTGTCGGAGTAAACTTAATTTGAAAAGTAGGATCATTTAAGTATTCAAGCGTTGCTCCATTTCCGTACATAGCTTCAAAATTAGGAGTATTAGTTATTTTGACATTGCTATTACCGTTTTTATTAGTTGTTGTATTAATATAGTTAGATTGTATAACTTTAAGTTCTCTCTGAGATGTAGATGTTATGTTTTCGATATTAATATCTTTAAGTTCTACAGATTGTAAATTACCTACTAGGTCTCTATTATCAAATAGTAAGTTTTCGGACCAAGTACCAGCAACCGTATTAAGGCTGTCAAACGTCGTATGCTCCACTAGAGATATCGGTTTATCTGTACCTATAAAGTTAATTCCTGCCTCTCCACCATCTACCCAATTCGATACAAACGTTGCCCCAGGTTCGGCATCATCTTGCGGTCTTCCATAATACTGATCGTTCAAGTCCGACCTTTCAAAAAAGGCCATTGTGATTTTTTCACCGGATGCATCGAGAGACCAACTCGCGGACTGAAACTGATGACCGTCACCAGCAAAACCCCAAGACCACCCGCTGGGCATGAGTGCTAGCACGACCGGGTCAACGTCCATAAGAGTCCCGGGGCCTAGTTGGGTTACTTTACCAACGCTATCCGTTATTAATGTTACTACGTGAGCACCAGCGGTGTATGTGGAATACACCAGGTCATAGGTCCAGGGATTCCCCTTTTTAATAGTGACGGCGTCATCCCATCTAACTTGTATTTCTGAATTAGGTGGTAGTCCGGATCCACCGGATATGATTCTAAATATAATCCGATAATACCTTTCCTCATATAACCAATCATCAACCGCCCCATCGTAAATTTGTTCTACAGATATAACCGGTGTTGTTCCATATAAACTATTTAAAGCTTCATCTTCTGTTATACTGTATACTTTAATATCGTTTAATATAGTACCAACACTACCATCAGCCGTATTACTTATACCAAGCGTAAGGTTTTGTATACCGATCGGTGAAGAATTTGTATTAATAACAACTTGCGTACTAGTAGTACTACTGTCAGCCAGGTCTGTTAAAGTTACCGTACGCGTACCTTGAGGTACAGAGGTAAAAATAAAACTTGTTGTAGTACCAACTGGACAATTCTTAGTTATACTACCCTTACCAGTTAAAGTTACTGTATAGTTTATAGCAGAACCATACGGGTTAATTACTTCAACAACTACCTTACCGTTATTGTAATCAATCCCATACCGTGCTAACCGAGTACCATTCCCACTAATTCTAACATACTTACGAGCATATAATGGTAATGATATATCGATGACTTTACTTGTCGATTCAAGTATATGTATAGTATCAAGAACACGGATAGCTTTAGCAGTAATATCTGATGTTTTATATATAAATACCTCAGAATCATTAACTGTACATGCTATATAATCAGTATCCGACGTTACAGTAAAGTTTAAATCACCACCGGATCGATATGTATTAAATGAAAATGCTGGTGTTGGTGGCCACGCAAGTACATTTCCTTTCATAATTTTATTAACGCTATTTCTACCTTTGTAAACGTTAGATATATCAAAATTTGTATAAGCAACCGGCATATAGAAATATTTATCGATATAATTAAAAACTACATTATTACTAAATATTTATATATTATGAAAATAGCTTTTATAGGATCGTGTAGGGTGAGGTTGATTGCTTTTTATATGAGCATAATTAATAGAGTAGAGTCATGATCGATAAAGAATTAAAAATTTTAGAGATAAGGAAAAATAATTTTTCTGGGGGATATGAAATAATTGTATTATGATTAAAGTATTTGATAATGTATTAACTTCAGAAGAGTTAGAAAGTTTTGCATCAGATATGAATGCATTTGCTGGTATAATCATTTGTCCACACACTGATAGGGCATTAAAATGTAATATTATAGAAGATTCGTTAAATCATTTAAGGCCAAGAGCAAAATGTTTGAAGAGTGGAGAACGAAGAGAAAGAGAGGATTTAAAGTATCATGTCAGAAAAACCCCAATACGAGAAATATTAAATAAAAGAGGGATTAAAATGCACGACACGGCGCATTTTGGTCAATGGTTAACAAAACAACATTTTCCAAAGGGACTGCAAAAAATAATATCAAAAAACCCTGTTGATCTCAAAGGTGTAGAATGGTGGAGTTATGACTCAATAAACGTTGGAGGAGATAGAAATATAGCCGTTCCAATACATGTTGATTATGACGGCGGTTTAGAAATGTTAACTGGTGAAATAGTGTGCCCGGAAATAACCTATGTTTTTTACGATAAGGTAGAAGAGGGTTTAGAAGGTGGAGAATTAGTTGTTTATGATTTTGATCAAAAAAATGTAATAGATAAAATTGAGGCCAAAGAAAATAGATTGATTGTATTTTCTGGTGGTATGCCACACGAGGTTCTCAGTTTCTTTGGAATCAGAAGATCTTTTGTAATATTACCGTGGAAAAATAGACCGAGAGAATTCCTCTAATAAGATCAGGGTAAAAGCTACTCCCTAAAGCTTAATGGTCTGCCGTCCTTCATTGATCCCATAATTAAACCAATGAAGGAGTGCTGCTTTTTTATCATCGCCGAAGGCCGCAGCCAGATCGGGATTTAGCAAAAGATAATCGTCGATGGAAAAGCTGTCACTGTGCGTGCGACCTTCCCATACGCCGTAATTTAAATAATGCTCCCACGCTGCATTGTAATCCGTGCCGAAGGCTGCGGTTAGGTCGCTGTAGCGGCTCAAATATGCGGCAGGATCAAAGCCAGCCGGTCATGGCACGTTTATATATTCGTAAGTTACCCCCGCCCCGTGCATAGCTTCAAAATTAGGAGTATTAATTATTTCGACATTGCTATTACCGTTTTTATTAGTTGTTGTATTAATATAGTTAGATTGTATAACTTTAAGTTCTCTCTGAGATTGACTCCTAATATTACTAACATCGGTAGTACCTAATTCTACGGCTTGTATATTACCTTCACTATCATTATTATCAAATAATAAGTTACTAAACCATGTACCTTGACTTCCAAAAATATCTACATTTGTATCAATACTCGTTACTAGATCAATTCCTTGGCCGCCGTCTCCTTGAACAACAAAATTATTTATTTTAGAGAGTTCACTGTTATATATACTTGCTAGTGTTTGACCGCGCAAACCAGATGCATACCATAAAAACAACTCCTGTGCAACTATCGCAGTGTAGAAATAATCGTGTGGTATCACGTTACTTAAATCTTTGCTGCTGAACTGACTTCGAAAATCTCTTGTGACAATTTTATACCCTACGTCTTCTTTGAAGATCATACTATTAGAATTTTCGTTCAAAGCTGAACTCCAGACGGTCTGATCAGCACCAAAAGCTTCAATAAACTCTTTATTTGGGCCTCCTGGGGCTTCCCAGTCCGGTGTATCTGACCCGTAGTATCGACTCGCAATGGCTACGATTGTACCATTACTATCGGTAAACAATTTAAAAAACCTCAGATTAACTCTAGTAAAAAAGCTGCTTTTACCGTAATCGATGAAATACAACGTGTTCGGTATCGATACCGTTATAACTGAATTTGGTGGGTAACCGATCCCACCGCTTATAATTTTAAAGAAACCCTGCACTGCCCAATAACTATAAATGCTAGAGGTAGAACCAGTGATGCCAAGTATTCTTATATCTATTGAAATTCTAGCTTTAGGACCGTACGCGTTAGTGTAATTATTTATAGCTTCTTCCTGTGTTAAACTGTATATTTTGACATTATTAGTAAAACCGCTAGCGGATTTTTCAGAAGGAAGCAACTTTAATGTCAAACTTTGTACCGGTATACTAGTGGAGTTACTATTAACATATACAGTTGTATTTTCTACAACATTGTCTGTTAAATTATTTACGGTAACTGTATATGTACCTGTACTCAGAGACGAAAAGGTAAAAGCTGTTTTCGAAAAAGCTGGGCAAGATTTAGTCTGCGTACCTTTACCGGATACTGAAATACTAAAATTAATTACTGTATCAAGCGGGTTAAATACTGTAATTGTAATGAACCCTTTATTTAAATCGGCCCCGTATCTTGCTAGTGATGTGCCGGTACCGGTAATAGCAGTTTGAATACGTTTAAATAACGGTAATGATATATCCACGACTCTATTAGTATCACTTACTCTAGTATTTACCCCGTTAGCTCTTACAGTGTTTTTAATATCACTATTTGTACTATTTGTAGAGAATATATAAACATCAGCATCATTAACAGTGCATGCTACATACTCTGTATCAGAACTTACTTTAAAATTTAATTCACCACCGATTTGTGGTGTATCAAATGAAAATACAGGCGCTGTAGGCCATACATGGTTATGACCTTTCATAATTTTATTAACGCTATTTCTACCTTTGTAAACGTTAGATATATCAAAATTTGTATAAGCAACCGGCATATAGAAATATTTATTAATAAATGTATATGTTATATATATAGTTGAAATTACATGTTATAAATAAATGTATGCAGCAATACCTTAATCAAAAATCTCTAGATAAATATAATACTACATCTACCCCTATATATTTTTATGAAACGATTGATAGTGTAATACTACAGGCGCGCCGATTATTGAACGATGGGATCCCCTCGCCGTTTGCTGTAGTAGCATCAAAAATGACTAACGGTCAAGGTAGGTTTGGTAAGAAATGGCATAGTGAATGTCCTGATAACTTGCACCTGTCTGTAGCTTTACCATCTACAGATATAACCTTCTTTAAAACTCTTAGCGTATGGAACGGCATCGAGGTTTGCAGATCATTAGGCAGTGCAATACCCAATTTGGATTTTAAAGTAAAATGGCCTAATGATATTTACTGTAATCAGAAGAAAATCTCTGGAATGATAGCAGAGGCTATGACAGGGAGCGGCACTGATAGCTCGTTGAAGATGACCGAATATATTATTATCGGTTTAGGTTTAAATATTAATACCGATCTAAATACTTTCCCTATCGATTATAGAAAAATTGCTACTAGCTTGAAGATTGAATCTGGTACGAGGTATGATATGAATCATATTACCGTTAAAGTTATAGAATCACTAATGTCTAGCTATTTAAAATGCCAATCTTCGGATAATATTGTAACTGCATTTGATAGTGTAAGTTATATTAAGGGTAAAAATATAATACATCCCGTTAAAGGTGTAGGTATTGGTATTACCTCTGAAGGAGCATTACTGATAGAAACACAAGATAGGAAAATCGAGTCTTTTCGTAGCTGTGATTTAATTTTAGACAACGAAGATAAATTAAAGGATATTTTAACTAGCACCGGTTGTCACTTTTTTTGCAGCTATATATAATATATGATACAAATTATTATATAGTGAGATATGCAGTTGAATATTAAAAACTGATACTATATAATAGGTTATATGGATGATGTAAAAATTAAATTTGTTAAGACTCACGAAGATGCTAAGCTACCTGAAAAGGCTCACGCTGATGATAATTGCTTTGACTTATTCGCAGTTGAAGATACTGTTGTACCTGCATCAAAAGCAGCTCCTACTGGTGAAGTGGTAATAGGTAATAATGTAGTACCAGTTGGTATCAAGGTAGGTTATATTACACCTGGTTTTGGATTCGTGATTAAACCAAAATCCGGTCTTGGATTTAAAGCAGGGTTACAACCACATCTAGGTGAGATCGATACAGGTTACCGCGGTGATTGTAGCGTTAAAATGTATAACTTCTCAGGTACTGATTATCATTACAAGAAAGGTGATAAAGTAGCGCAAATTAAAATCGAGAAGAATTATGCAACAACTGTTGAGTGGACTGATGAAGTTGAAGAAGCACAGCGCGGTGAAGGCGGATTTGGATCAACGGGTAAATAATTAAGGAACAATATTATAATATAGATATGAAAAGTACAAGACAAAGAATTACAGAGAAAAAGGTAGGTAACACTAAGATTCGTAAGACCGTTACTGTTACGGTTACTAAGCCTTCGAAGCGTAAAAAATAATGTTTGATAGCTTATTTACAGAAAAGTATAGACCTAAAACGTTAAACGATTTAGTCTTATCTGATAGTAATAGAAGGTATTTTGAATCTATTACTGATGAGATACCAAATCTACTCTTCGTCGGTACTCCAGGTATCGGTAAGACGACGCTAGCGCGAATACTGGTTAATGATATTTTAGAATGTCAGTATTTGTATATTAATGCATCTGATGAAAACGGTATTGACACTATTCGCTCTAAGGTAGTTGGCTTTGCGCAGACTAAGTCTCTCGATGGTAAAGTAAAGGTTGTTATACTTGATGAGGCAGATGGTATCACCATTGATGGACAAAGAGCTCTGCGCAATACGATGGAGGAATATAGTAGTGGTACACGCTTCATTTTAACTGCTAACTATAAGCATAAGATTATACCTGCTATTCAAAGTAGGTCTCAGTTCTTTGATCTTAATCCGCCGTTCGATACAGTATTAAAGCTTATTGTAGGTATTATAAAGCAAGAAGGTATTAAGATTACCGAAGATCAGAAAGGTAACTTTGTAAATGTAGTAAAGCAAAATTACCCAGATATTCGTAAGATTATCAATAGCGTTCAGAAAGCTACTGTTAAAGGTGTATTTGAAGTTAATGTAGCTTTAGATAGTAAAGAGATTGTAGAGAGAATCCATACTGAGATTCAATCTAAGAATGCGCTTAATTTGCGTAAATATCTAATCGAGAACGAAAATGAGTTTCAAGGCGATTATCATAATCTAATGAAGCAGTATCTAAATTTTATATACGATTCTAATTTAGATGACAATAAAAAACGTCAATATATTGTAATCCTCTCAGAGAGTATGTATAAAGACGTATTTGTATTAGATAAAGAAATTAACGCGTTTGCATGTTGGGTTAATCTAGAAAAGATCTAGATTCACTATACTAAGCTTTGAGCTTAGCTATATCTATCTTTTCTGCTCTCGTTAACGCGCCTTTAATTACCTTTTCAAATTGATCTTCAGAAATTTGACCTGATTCTAAGCCATGTATATATAAATCAAGTTTCTTTAAAGCACCATTGTAAGCCATAGATGAATCTGATCTAGCTAATCCACGAGCAATTGTATCTTTCCATTCATAATCAAGTTGTTGACCTTTACTTGTATCAAGAGTTTCCAATTCTTTCATTATAGTGTTGTATGCTTTATCTACATCAGCTGCAATTTCTGCATCAGGTATATCGACATCGCTAACTACATCTGATGTTCCGGATGTATCAACATCACTGAATAAATCATTAACTGCACCACCGACTAATTTACCAGCGGCAGCGGTGAGAGCTGCTTTACCAAACGACTTAACAGGTGGTTCACCTGAAATTAAACCATATAAACCACGTAAACCTACACCTAATACGATAGGAGCAGCGGGTCCAGTTGCACCTGAAGCTGCAAGAATAGCAGTTAATGCACCGATAATTAATGTTGCTTTACCTTTATTTTTTTTAGCTATTTCTGAAAATTGTTGTATTGGTTTTGATAAATCTGGGTATTTTTGAACTAACGTATTTTTTAAATTTTCAAACTTACTATCAAAATCCTTCAATGGCCCGCTATTTTCATACATATCTTCAACCTTCTTAACGATAGGTTGGATAGCTTTCATTGCGACAGGTAACATTTTATCCTTAGCGAATTGACCAGCTTGAGCACCTAAGCTTGTATCTTTAACCTCAATTTTCGCAGGGCTATTTTCTAATGTACTTTTTAGTTGTATGAGTTTTTGATACGATGGGTCATTTTCTGGTATGTTAAGCTTTTTAAGATCATTCTCATACTGAGCGGTATATGTACCAATATTCTTTTTAAGTGTATCTAATAGTGACTGTAATTGAGTATTAGTTCGAACATTACCGGAATTTTCATCACCACTAAAAGCAGCTTTTGCACCAGCAGCTGCACCTTTTACCTTAGCTTTTAAATTACCGAGTAAACCTTCGTCGATTAAAATATCATAAAACGTATTATACGCTTCATTAATCTGTTGTTGTTCTTTATAAGTTAATTCATCGAAACCTTCAATAATAATACTCGGTCTATTATTAATTTGGATATATTTTTGTTCTAATAAAATAGTATTATACATTCTTAATCTCCTTAGATAAGTTTAAAATCTGCGTATATAATTCAGTTAATTCAGGAGACATTTCTTTTAACTTTCCTAATGCTTGAGATGGGTCAGCAACATTTAAAATTTTAGAAAGTTGCGTTGAAAAGTTAATTAACTCTTTATCTACCTTACCTGTGAACCCACTTTTAACGGTATCGATTTTATTAGTCTGCGTTTGCTGAGCGTTTTGTGTTCGAGCTTGCTGCGCTTGTTGCACTTGTTGTGCGCCTTGCTGCGCCATTTGTTGATTCCCAATTAATGAACCAGTTGCAGCTTTTAACCCGGCAGCTTTTTCTTTACCAGCATTTAATGCATTTTTCGCGGTTCCAGCAACACCTTGTACATGAGCTTTTGCCCTATCAAGAAGCCCTTCATTTATATACGCTTCATAAATTAACTTACTATCTATGTTTTGCATAAAATTATCCGTTTAATGGTAAATACTGAGATGTGTAACTCTCTTTAACAGCTGGTGATGGTGTAGCAGGCTTTGAAGGAATCTTAGTATTCTGTCTTGGGTTTGAAAGATTAGATTTTTTAAGACTATCGCCTTGCTGAGTCATTGTTTGTTGCTGCTCTTCATTTTCTTCAGCTTCAACAGGGTCAATTTGAACCTTGTTATCATATTTCTGAGAGTCTGGTACAGGGGATCTATTGATACCATCGTCATGTACCTGTAGAATGCTAACAGGTATTGTCACTGCATTCTTATTATCGTAGAGGCCGTTTGCTAATTCTACCGCTACATCAGCAAAATACGATGCACCGCGATTATCTTCATTACCAGGTGCCCTTGAAGGCATTTCTGTTTTAATATTAATGACTTTCTTGTTAAGATCATTATCTTTGAATAAGCTAGTAATATACTCTTTAACACTATCGGGTAAGCTCTTAAAGTCTTCTTTACTTTTATAGCCGTCGATTAATGACACTCTATCTCCTACGAGGACGCCGCCGTTAGTCATTTTTTGAATAGTACTTTCGATTAAATTTAAAAACTTATGTGACATATTATTATTTATTAGACTCAGTACATTATTCTATAGCTTAAATATTATTATAATGGCAACTCTTAATCTAGATATTTTAAAACAGCAAAATACCGCAAAGGGCAGAGAAAAGGCTATATATACAGATTTACATTTAGATATTAAACTAAAATTTCCACTCCGAAATGAACTAGAGAAGACATATCAAGTTAGAGATATTATTTCAGATGTTAATTTAGACGCAATTAGTAATGCTTTTATCAGTTTATTAACTACAAGCCCTGGTGAGAAAATATTAAATCCATTATTCGGTATAAATTTCGGTGATTTGCTTTTTTTACCAGTGACGGAAGAGCGTGCAGGTGTTATTGGTAGTACTATTATATCCAATATTGAAAAATTTGAACCGAGAGTAAAGCTTCTAAATCTTACCCTAACACCCGTCATCGACCAGCAGGAGTATATATGCGATTTTGTATATACTATCCCTCGTTTCAATAATCAGGAGCTAAATCTTAAAGGTAAGCTTAGCAGCTCAGGATTTTATATATAAATATTAATATGGCTTTTGCTGATACAGATTTTACTCTACCGAGAGATGCATATGCTACTTTCGATGCATTAACTTTAAAGAAACTTATAAAGCAGAGATTGACTCAAGGCGGTGTTTTTACAGATCAAGATTTTGAGGGCAGTAATATTTCCTCTATTATAGATATTATTGCCTTCTCTTACCACTTATCGTTATTTTATCTTAATCAAACAGCGTCAGAGGCATTATTTGATGAAGCCACTATCTTTGAAAACATTAATAGGGTAACTAAACTTATAGGTTATAAACCGACTGGTTATAAGACATCAGTTCTATCATTTAATGCCACAGCCGGTGAATTATTACCAGTCAACATATACACGATAAAAAGATTTTCCTTTTTTACAGTAAATGGTGTTAATTTTTCTTTCATAAAGGACGCTACTTTTAGTAAAACAAATGACGTAAACGAAGTATTAACTACGTTAACTGAGCAGAATTTATTATATCAAGGTAAGTACTTCGAACATCCTGCGCAGATAGCTATCGGGGAAGATTTTGAGACTATATCTCTTATTGTTAAGGATAATGTAAATAAAACTCCTATTAATATAGAGGACAGCAGTATTAATGTTTTTGTACAGAGATTTCAAGATGATAAATATATCGAATTTATTGAAGTTGATTCTATCTTCACGCAAAATAGTTCATCTTATGCTTACGAAAAAAGATTAAATGAAAATGGATTCTATGAATTAAAATTCGGAAATAATATTAACGGAGTTAAGCTAGGAGCTGGCGATAAAGTGTATATATACTATTTACAGAGCGATGGTATAAAAGGAGTAATCGCATCTGGCGCCTTAGATGGTAATAATATTAATATTTTTACTAGTAATCAGTTTGAAAAAATATCGAAATATATATACGAGGACGGTACTGTATTTTTGACGCCTAGCATCGCAACAAATATATCGTTTGTAAATGATTATGCTTCAACTACTCCAATGGAGATTGAAACTGTCGAACAAATTAAAACTAATTCACCGAAGACTTTCTTTGCGCAGAACCGATTAGTAACAATAGGAGATATCGATACCTTTATCAATAAGAATTATTCGAATATAGTATCTAGTTCACGGTCAGTTAATAATACATCGTATATTGATAATGTTGTAAAATATTACTATAGTTTAGGACTCGATCGACCAAATGACGATCCGCGATTCCTCTTTAATCAAGTTAGGTTCGCGAGTACATCTCAGCTAAATACTGTACATGTATTTCTAGTACCTAAAATAAAGACAGTAAGCAGTGATAACCGGCCTTTCTTTTTAACCAGCTCTCAAAAATCCGAAATAATAAATTCTATGAGCGGTAGTAAGATGGCAAATATGGAGATAGTACCTCACGATCCGATATATAATGCCGTTACTGTCGGTCTTGAAGATAATACCAGTAAAGCTAGTGTAGCCGATATTGATAAGAGTTTCCTAGTCATTCGACGTGTATTAAATGAACGATTTAGTGCAACTAAAATTCTAGAGAACGTAAATATCATTTTTCAAAACGCATTTAAAACTGGAGAGGCAAACTTAGGACAGACTATTAATAATAGTAACATTACAGCACAGATACTAAATATACCAGGAGTGCAGAGTATATTAACTAGACGGGTTAATAGCCTAGGAAAGATTGTTAGAGAGGTACCGTTTTTAAATTTATACTCATTCAACACTATATATAGCGATGTAGATATTATATCAACTTCATCAAATATCACGCTACCGTTCTTTAAATATCCGTTTTTATATAATGGTACGTTAGCTGATAGAATATTAATTGAAACTGTCGAATCATAATGGCATTAACAAACCCAACATCACCTAGTTACAATTTTGATAGAAGTTACGACTCGCTACCGCCAATAGTAGTTCCTATTACGATAAAGAACTCAAATTTTACATTCGACCCGGGTCGAATATTATCGGCTTACGCGTGTCCTATAGATAAATTATTTATATACCCAGAATTTACCTATAGTCAGGGTCTCTGTACAACAAATATTGCAGATGATTATAGATACTTCCTTGATTTAGGTGACGGTACAATAAGTGACGATTTAACTGCTCAGCACTTTTACTCTACACCAGGTGATTACAAAATAACACTCGTCGCTGTTGATAGTGCCACGAATTTTTATAAATCCGTTGATCAACCAGTTATACGTGTAGTGAATGCGGTTGAAGATTCTTTATATATGACATATAAGCATACTGGATCTGCTTACAAGTCGACGTTTGAAAATCCTATTATTATAACAAGATTTAATTCATACCAAACATACGCGTCAGTGTCTGCTAAAGGTGGGTATACAATAAATTTATCTGTATCAGGTAATAAAAGTAAATTTAAAACGCAAGAAAGCTACAACAGTGACCTTAACGTCCATCTAGATACATTTTCGACATTTGCCTCAGCTACTTCAAACGGTTTTGAGGTTATGACATCTATACAGACAGATAATACTTTTATATACGCAAGACGTCGCCGGTTAGATCCTAAAGCGGGTTTAGAATTTTTTAGCTTCCCAGCCAACGGTACAATATTTATAGGTACGTCCGGGACTGCTGAAGTTTATTATTACGAAGATTAGAGCCGATTGATAAATATTCATATGGCAGGTCATAATACAATTCTATTTGCGTCATTTGATACTCAGCAGTTTCAAGATCCAGAGTCGAGATTTATTAACTATAATAATGAAAGCGATTTTGCTATTCTTAATGATGTACCAGCTACTATACATTTTACAATCAGCGCTCGCGATGTAACTTCATTAACGCCTACCATTAACTTCACATCTAACGGCGTTGATGGTTTCGGCGATTTTATTGAGACGTTTAATATACCGAAAATTAATTTTACTAATCAAAAAATATTCTTTGTAGCTCGATTTAAAGACGGGATTATACCACTTAAAAGAGAACCGTTAATAGAGAGTACAATAGATCTACTCATTACGCATAATAGCAATGATACAATACGTATATTTAACACGGATAATAATTCTCTTATTATTAATGAAGGAGACCTGACTCTTTCACTTATAAGCGCATATAATACACCAAACAGTGGTACTATCGACGAATCATACGCTAAATTTAGTAGCAACTTTAAGGATTTAACCGGTAATAAAGGTGGATTCTTTAAAGGTTACCTTACCAGTACATTAACCGGTAAAGATTTTAGAATTCGACTTATATATGAATCAACTACGCTAGGTCAAACTCTAACAGCTTTCTCAACACCATTTGATATCAACGCTAATACCGGTGTATATGATATTAGAAAGGTAAACGAAAATAATGATCAATCTCAAAATTATAAAGATCTAATATACCAAGACGTGCTATTAAATAAGCCAATGTTCTTTGACAATCTACTCGGTCAATCAGTCGGTACACGAGATAGCTCAGTCGAGACATTAGGGATAAAGACGTTCGAAAAGACAGCTAATTTTGTTCAAAATAATGCTGACCCGGATTACTGCAATTTAAAAGCTTTAATTTCAATGTTTAGAGAGTTAAATATAAATTTTGAAGATTACAATCAACAGTTTCCACCTAGTTTGACGAGATTGGTTGATATACTATCCGTTAGCCCATCTAAGCAGACGCTTAAAGTAAATCAGTTCCAGGGAAATTTTGATGATAGAGGATTTACATCAAAAACTATATTCGGTAAAAATAAAGGAGATGTTCTCCCAATCAGTACAACTATTCTACATACCGGGGAACAATCGAAGTATATATTAGCGTACGAAAAATTTAGTGAAAATTATACATTAGTTAATACTAATCTGCTTAGTGCTATTGACGTTGATTATAGAACATCGAGTACGTACGCATTATCAAGTTATAATGATACTTGGGGTTGGGGATTAATTGTACCGAAAGGTATCGCAGGTATTGATATACGAGATTACTATGAATTCTACGACTATGATAACACTATCGACGGTACTTTAATAGAGGATTTTATTGATTATACTAATTCGAACTGTACATATTTGCAAACAATAACATCCTATGATGAAATTATGGATAAGGATGGTATTGCCGAAAATTTATTGCAATATAATTTATATACTAATTGCGGTCTCATTTCAGGTCTTGAACGCATTGATTAAATATTTTATATGGGTGAGATTGTATCAGATACTTTAGTATACAATAGTATAACTAATACGCTAGGAGACGAAAAGCTCGATGCGCGTGCGCCATTCTCGTTAATTGAATTTTTGAATTATAGCGGTAATACGTCTAAATCAATCAACGATCTTAGTAAATATGATATTTACCTTCGACGATGGCAAAGCGTCTCAAATATTAATTTAACTGTAATTAATGCAGATATAAAAACACAGTTCACTACATTTCTCAGCGAAGTTAAACTCCTATATTCATCATCTGAAGAGAGGAGATATCTAGATAATATTAATTTGCAGGATGAAGAGCAGCTCTCAATTGCGATCCCATTTTTCGCGAGGAAAATTAAAGAGATATCTCAATATTTCTGTACAAAGAGAAAGCAGATAAATAAAGATCTTGAATTGATCAAGACGAAAGGTTCTGATACAGGGTTAATTGACTCTATAAAGAACGAATTACTTAATTTGTATAGTGGGGATGATGCGTTATCGGAATTAGAAATTCCTGATAATATAGGAGAATTCATTGATAGTTTATCTATTGAAATAGAGTCTATATATGATACTTTTAACGATTACTATGATTTAGATCCCGGGAAAGTTCCGACCTTCTATGATACGGTTTCTGGTGACCGGTTCGAGTACCATACATCAAATACAAATATAATTAGCGGCGATTTCTTTTATGATACAGAACAGGCGATTAAAGACATTATAAATACACAAGGTATTGTCCTGCAAGAAATACCCGGGTTATTAGTAGATTTTAATAATACCGATATATCAACTCTACCAGAAACATATTTTCAAGATTATAATAATTCCGGTGAGTCAAATTTAAAGTATATACTGCAAGCGGAGCTAGTTCAGAAGTTTATGGGAACGGATATGTATTATATATCCTCTAATTCTTCTAATGAGATCTTATCTGGTAAGATGTTTGATGCACAATACCCGTATCGAAATCTACTTAATATAAATAACCCATCAACTATACAAGTACCTGGTAATGATTATAAGACTGAACGTGAAGTTGGGCTATTCTTTAAACCTACAAATCATGGCATACTTAAAATTGACGCAGCTTTCGAACCAGTATTGGATAAAAGATCCATAGAAGCTGATAAGGTTTATATATTTCCGGACCCATCACGATATGGTAAAGTATCCGGTGTAGGTGAATCTGCTAGAGAGTCTCCATTTATATTTGTTTTAAAAAATTCTGAATTTAAGAATAATTCATCGTCTTTCGGTAAATCACTCGTAAAGAGCAATAATGATAATCAAAATTTCTACAGTTATTCATCACTAGAGCAGAATAATTTCAGCCAGTCCAACAAAGGTTGGTCAGCTGGATTGCAAGCTAGTGATATACAAGGCAATGTATTTGCTGAGGTAGGTGATATATACGGTAATATATTCTATACATACGATCCAACGACAATCGCAAATAAAAATCTTGAAGGATTTACACCAATTGAAACGCCTCTCGGTATAGCACCGACAGAATATATTTCATTAACTGCAGATGAACGACAAACCATAGATACCAAGAAGAGAATTATTAAACCTATATACGTATATAATACTTTAAAGGATGAGTATCAGCCTATAGCAGTCGCTCTTAAAAACGTATTTAGTAAATATGTATATAACCCTGCAATCTACAACGAGTTACAAAACTCTATTACACGCGTAGATATATATAGGAATACATTTTACATCCGTACCATAAACTACCTCATTATCGATAATATCATTTATAACGAGGACGGTACATTTAACTCTAAGATTTTTGTATCGCGTGTAAAGGGCGTTAACCCCGGTATAGCTATATCTCAGAATAATACTCGAATATCCAATATCAGTAATAGTGTAAGGGTTGATAGGGACGTGTATAATATCAAAATAGAAAGCGATTTAACGACATCGCCGATCAATTCCCGTATATTTTACTTTTCTATTTTTAAATATGAGCTAGATACGCAAAATGAGATTAGTATTATCAGCGATAAGACAACTAATAGAAGTTATTTTGCCGAAAACTTTACTTTCGATGTTGGTACAAATATTGTCCAGGTCAGAGATATGAAACTATCGTATAATAAAAAGCAAGATAAATTCTTTTTATTAACAGATTTTGCTGATCTTAATAATGCAGATCATTATCATGTGCTTGTTTTTGCAATAAAAGGTAATAAATTAACAATATCGAAAAACTTTATTATAACCCCTGATAATTATAATATCACAAGTAATTTTTATAAGTATGATGAACTTATAAATAACTTTACTACTCAGTCGTTCGATTCAACACCAATACAAATAACGCAAAATGGCACATTTAACTTCTAGACATAGTTTAACCGTTACATTATCAAACGGTGTACCGAGCGTAGATAACGTGATATCGCATTTATACGCTATTCAAGGACCTACAGATGTTTATTTTAATATAAATGATATAGATTTAGGTAACGTTGGTATATATTCATTTACTTTTAATTACGGTGACTCTTCAAAAGTTGAAAGCATACCACCGGTATTTTCTAACGGTCTCCCCGTAGAATTACCGGTAAGCGCTGTGAAGCATACCTATTACCAGGCTACAACTGCTACATCCGAGTTAACCGCTGTTGCAACTATCAAATATATGTCCGTTAACGGTGCAGCTCCACTAACAACAGAACATAAGATAGTATTCAAACAATCACCGGCGAATACGATTGAAAAAAATCTTGAGATTATAAATACTCAATTATTTACTTTATCAGGTGATAACACACCATTTTTTAATTTAGAGTCTGATGAAAATATCATATATCCTTGTGCTTTTGTAGAGATTGATGAACCAGTAATCTTTGATGATAATATATATTTAAATACTAACCCGGAATTAATTAACTTAAGCGATAGCTATTTATATAGTACGGAAATTACATTAGAAGACGATATTACAACTAACGGTCTTTCAGCTTTATCAGGTTCTGGTTTTACTATACAGGGTAAGAGCGGTAATATATATACAGTAGCATTTAGTATATCTGGTGAAGATTTACGATATACATATACTCAAAACACTACTTCTATCTTACTATCCAGTAATCTAAATTCTTATGACGGGTTTGAAACATTACAAAATACTATTACCGGTCTTTTCGCTCAAAATAATTTAATAGGTACAGAATTTAGCGCAATTACAAAGGATATTGCGAGTATACAATTCTACCAGAGTAATCAGTTACCACCGGAAGCTACTTTATATACAAGTACCACCATGGTTTCATCGACGTCAAGTGGTAGTGTAAATAATTTCACTGCATTTGATTTCACAGATCAGATATATAGCTATACATCTAACGCCTACGGCCCGTCTGGATTAATTGGATTAAGTGCTGTTAATAGAATGAAGACTGATAAGGACGGGCTATTAATTAGAGCTTTATAATAAATAATATTATGGCAACCGATATAAAGATCTCAGAATTAAATGAAATAACACGTAATAATGATATTAATCATATTATCGTTAATGATAGGGAGAATGCCGGTGATGAAGGTATTACAAAGAAGATTAAGTTAGAAAATTTCTTAACTCCAAATATCGTACGAGAAACTAATATTTTAGATAGTGCTGTGACATGTAATAAGATCAAGCCATTAGCTGTAGATTGTACAAGAATAGCTAACAAGACAATAACATGTAATCAAATTAAAGAATGTACTATTAATAACCCTTTACTAGATAGTAATAGTGTAGATAGTAGAGTTTTAGACAACAATTGCGGGTTTACAGTTAAATGCTTAACCGTTAATAACGGCGCTGTTAATATCAGCAATGGTTTAAATGGGTGCCTAATTGTTGAATCCGGTAAAACAAAACTAAACACTCAGACATATAAATGGCCTCAAAGTGAAACTGCAGGTCGATTTTTAAAGACTGATGGTTCAGGTAATCTATCTTGGGACCAAGCTGTACCAGGTGAATCAGTTGCATTAGTATTCTCAGAAATTATGCCTGTTGGTACAATCGTACCGTGGGCTGGTGCAGGTACAGTGCCGGATGATAAATGGTTAGAGTGTAAAGGTAATACCTTTAAAGGTTCTGATTACCCGGAATTAAGAGATGTTCTCGGTGATATATGGGGCATCCACGTGGAAGACGATTACTTCCTACCTAATCTTGAAGGCCGTGTAGTTGTAGGTACAGGTACCGGTAACGATGGTACCGAAAGCTGTCAATTTGTGTTTGGTTCACGAGGTGGTAAGTACAGACACCAGCTTAATATAGCTGAAATGCCGAGTCATAGCCATAAAAATGGTATAGCTGCGGCCGGCGGGTTTGAGGACGCAGGTGTTATGGTTTACGGGAAAACACAAGAAGATATGCCAGGCCTGGCGGCGGGTGGAGATAGAGGTGGAGGTTTTGCCGCGATTTATCAAGGGATCACGTCTGAAACTGGCGGAACCGGATCACATAACAACATCCAACCATACGCGGTAACTCGATATATCATTAAAGCTAAGCCTGATGATATTCAGCAGTTTGATATGAATGTCGGTCCTGGATTATCTGCTCTTAATGCATCAGGTGGTCAGACAGCAAATATAGATCTATCTAGTACTGAGATTGGATTAAAAGTAACGGATGATTTCCAGTTCGATGGATCTGGTAGATTAAAAATATCGACACCTATCGTGAATTCGCTAACTCGTAATATTGTACAGAATATAAACCGGTACCGATATTCATTTTATGGTAGAGATACTGCTGGTTGGACACCTATATACACAGGGCCCTCATCCGGAGGTACGCAACCGGAAATGTCTGTAACTATAACGCCTAAATTTTCTACCTCTAAATTACTAGTATCTTTTAATGTGCATGCTGGTGGGGATAGCCACTCACCGGCAATTAAGTTATTTAGAAATGGTGCTGAAATACCAGAGCTAATTTGCATTAACCCTGAATCAACTAGTAGATTTAAAGATGCCACAACAACGGGAAGCTTTGAACAATACTATACTGCAGGTGCTCAATCATTTAAATTCTTAGATGATAACGGTGGGAGTGGCTTTACAGCAGGTGTACCTGTCGTATATTCATTAAAACAAAGTGCGTATTATAGTGGATATTTATATACAATTAATGGTGGTAGGACTAATAATGTTTGGATTCCGGCTGCAGTATCGACAATTGAAGCTGAAGAAATATATCTGTAATTAAAAAGTTTGCAAACTCTTTAACTTCTCTACTTCGTTATTAAGCCTCTTTACCTCTTCAATAAGAACAGGTATAAGCTTAATGTAATCTACTGCTAGGTAACCATTATCCCTTTGTTTAACAATAGAAGGCAGTACCTCCTGAACATCCTGAGCTATTAATCCTAAGTCAGATCCTTCTTTATCTGATTTATCGTTCCAGTCAAATGAATAACCAGAAAGACCGCTTATAATACTCTGAGTATTGCAAATTTTATTAAGGTTACTCTTAAGATTACAATCAGATGTATAGTAAGCAACTACATCAGCGCAGCTTCTTATCTCGCCTGTAACAGTTGTAACGCCTTTCACGAATAGGTTTACTGTAGTATCTGATTGATCCGCTCCTACATTCAATGTGCCTTTAATTGTTGTATTACCAGTTGCTGCATCCATTGTTACGCATCTACCAGTTGGTGTACCGCCTACGAAAAGATCGCCGCATGAAACGGTACAGCAGTTATTACTAGATCCGATAATACTCGACCCGGTAATAGTTGCTGACCCGTTTATAGTTGCCGGGCCGCTAGTGAGATTACCACTAATATTAGCATCGGTACCGACTGTAATGCAACTCGTACCATTAATTGGTCCACTTATATCAATACCGGTACCAGAACCTCCGATACATATCGAACTAGGAATACCGAAACTATCTGTTATGCGACATTTAGTACTTTGCGTTAGGCAGCAGTTGCAACCGTCGACACTTCCAATGTTGAGTATGTTAGTATATGTAGCGCATATATTCTGACCGGTAAACTTAGACATAATAATATTTATTCAAATTACGTAGCTATATACCTAACTTCCGTTTTTGTATATTTTTGGTTTATCAGCTGACCTTGCAAAACGGATAATAGATATTCCTGATAATCTATTATTTTTTTTGTGCATCTATTTAATACTTGCGGTGTAATAACTTCGTTAGGACCAGCAAACATATTATAATCTTTTGCAAATACCGGGGTAGCTGTTAGTGTAGTTTTACCGGTTGATTTTAAATCATCGAACTGGTTGTATTCCAATAAGAATTTTGACTGTAAATATGATGAAAAAATATCCATATTAAATATTAATTTCTTAAAACTCTTATTAAGTGTCAAGCTATTAAAGTATTGATCCTTAACTAATATATCGTTCAAATCAAATGACCTAAAAAGTTCATTCTCAAGCAGTTTTATTCTACCATTTGCCTCGTTACATCTTAAAATTTTATCAATACCAGTAGCATTAATAAGACCTGAATATTCATGTTGCGGTACATTTTTCTCTAAAATAAACAGCGAATCATAGTTATTATTTTCCTCTAATATAGCTGCATCTGATAGTATATCATCCGGTCTTAATAAGCCGTCTGAAGTTAGTGATGGTACATTAGTTTTTGCCCAGTTAAATTTACCAATCGGTACGTTTGAACCTACATTAAAATACTTATATAGATTATATGTAGTCATGATATAGTAAATATTACTATTGTTTTTCGAGAAGAATATCTTCTTCGGACTCTCAATAGGAAAGAAAGTATTATCGAGAGTAATAGTTGTAATCTCTTGCTTAAAATCCGTAGGTATCTTTAGTATTTTATAGTTGCTCAGAAGTACATATAAATTTTTATCAACTGTATTGATCGTAAAGCTTACTGGTTCATTATCTTTAATTTCCTTACTAGTAAATCTCCTCTTAAACGATAAATCTTCACCGAGAACTACAAAGGTTTTGGTACCTCTATTATAAGTGTATACTTCCCCTAAACCGTACTCTATTATATCAGCTCCGGATAATATACTAGCTCCGACAGTATTAATTTCAACACCTCCTTGATTTAAATACTCTAGATCATTACCGGTAATTCTAGAATCATTCACGAGAGGGTCAATATATAATCTATATATCTGGTTATGATGAGTATCGCTTACAAATAAGAGATCTTTACCATTAGTAGTTATATCAGCAATTGAATTATAAGGTCTTGTATTAAATCCATCTACGAAGGCAGAGGAAGATCTAAAGGTAAAGGTTGTATTGAAGTCTACATTAGGGCATGTAAATGTATATAAGGCGCTAGCTGTAGCGTAAATTGATAGAAAGCTACTCGGCGTTGTCTCGACTGGACCTAATTTTTGAGGAATTACCTCAATCCTTATTACATCTTTTAACCCAGCGGCAGTATAATCTAAAGAGTAATTAGCTCGTGTAGGTGGAGTAACATTTAATCCAAAACTATCATCATCCTGAGCACTTGTACCAATAAACCCAACAAACCCTTCAGGTAAGTCATTCGTCTGGGTTGATGAAAAATTAAAAAGCTCTAAATAATTGCTATTGAGTTTTTTAAGCTTTTCGTTTATACTATTTTGATTTATAAAATCTCCTGGTTCAAACCGTACATCTGATTCTGAATATGGTAATGTCAGTACCTCTATAGGAGTCCTATTAAAGTATAGCTTCTCTTTAATGTAATTACCGAGAGCGTTATCTAATATATCAAGAAAGCTAGAGTTAGATGTAACCTGCCGACCACTATAAAAGTTTCCGTTCGTTACATTATAATAACCAGTATACGGTTCATCGTTTAAAGCGAGGATATTACCGGTTGTATAGTTAAATAAAGTTTGCTCAATCATTTATAATAATATTATTTAATGCTATGACCGTGCAGTATAAACTGATGACAAAATATAAATAATTATATATGGCGGATACTGGTATTAGAATAAATGAAATCCCACGTGATAATGAGTTAAATGATGGTGATTTATTACACGTATATAAGGAAGTTAACGGCGTGTTTAGATCCGTTTCGGCACCAGTTCAATCTATAGCTTTTAGAGGTCCAAAAGGTGAAGACGGTCAACCAGGTCAGGATGGTTACTCGGGTGGTACAATAGCTCAATTAGTAGTATATAGGAGAATTGACCCGACAACGATAGCTGAAGGTACCGTTAATGAGCTGAAACCCGGATACGGTCAGAATGATGATGGTAGCTATGATTTTACTAATAAGATATTTACCCCACCGCAAAATCCGAGATGGTATAAAAATGTACCTCCAGTTGAAGCGGGGAAGGAAGATTGGGTTTTATATTCAGCGAGCGGCGTAGCTCAAGTTTTAGGCTCAACTGGTATTGATAACAATATAGAGTGGTCTGACCCGGAGCCTAATGGTATACAGGGGCTACCTGGTTCAGCTGGTAAGTCAACATATCAAGCTGTTATTTTTACGAGAAGTTCTACAGTGCCACCTGCTCCTACAGGCGGTACGTTCAATTTTGGAACCGATGAATTAACACCACCGGCGGGTTGGTTTAGAGACGTAGGTGGTGATCTAGGACCAAAACTTGGTGGTGGTGCGTCTGATGCTGAGGAGGCCGCTTATCAAGGTCAGCAATTATGGATGTGCAATCATCAATTCTCAATTGTAGGAGATGAAGGTATCGATACAGCTGGTACCTGGTCACTTCCAACGAGATTTGCTTCAGATGGTGCGGATGGATTTTCAACATATTTTGGTTCGATTTATAAGAGAACTAATGAAGTAGGTCTTGTAAGTTTTACCGATAATATTTCTGAAGGATTGAATTATATGCCCAGACCTGGTGAAGGGGACCCTGCTTTAGGGGGTAGATATGATTTTAGATTAAACAAGTTTATTTTACCAGATGGGCCAGGAGAGCAGTTTGAAGGATGGTCTGAAGAAGTACCGGATGACTTTAAAGTTGCTGGACGTACAACAGACTTATGGGTATCTCATACTGTCGCGTCCGCGCGTAGTAATTTCACAGGTAATGAAGATGTTATAGATGACTCTTTGGTATGGTCATGGCCTAAAAAAGTTTCTCAAGCTACAATTGATGGTAATCAAGGTAACGTAGTAGCTCAGGTAAGAGCATATCTCCGCTCTGTCGGCGATGCTCCGCATGTAACATCTCTTTCTGCAGCTGAATTTAATTTTCAAGATAAAATACTAAACTTACAGGGCACGGGTTGGTCGAGTGAACCTTATAAATCAACTTTAGAAGATAGTAATATAGATTACGGTCGTGACTTCTTATACGTAGCCGTAGGTATAGCAGAATCAGTTTACGACCCGGAATCCGGACAATATCCGAATGATACAGATATTCAATGGGGGGATCCTATCCTGGCCCCTGATGACGGTGAAGTTGCTGTATCTACATATCTTGCACAGGTATATACACGGTATAGCGGTAGCGAAGATATACAAGTTGAAAGCTATATACCTACCGGTGGGTCCTATAATTTCGGTCAAAATAGCTTAGGTCTGCCATCAGACCCAAATGGTGAATTGACATGGTCTTCTACTATACCTCCAGGCCCAGGACAGATATATGTTAGTCAGCGTAACTTTAATGTGAGAGGTAATACTGGTACAGACTATGCTGATTCTGATAACCCCTGGTCGATACCTGCTATACTAGCTTATGACGGTGTAGCTGGGTTTGATGGGGTAACAAACACGCGTATAACTCTATACTATGGCTCTGATACTCAATTAACAGGTAACAATATACCGACTATGCCATCTGAAGTTAATATAGCTGTTGACTTAGCTAGAGATTCATCAAATTTCGGTAATGTGATTAGAACAGAGATAAACGGGCAGGTTATAAATGTTACATCTGATCATAAAATTTTAACAAAGAATAGTAATGGCGATGACGTTGATACTGGTTGGAGAACAGAGTTACCGGATAATGACTGGGTGTATAGTATACAAGCTTTAGCTTCTGATTCCGATGAAACTGATGATAACTATATAGATATAATTGCTAGTAATGAATGGAGTGATACGGTTTCGTTCCGCAAGCCCGGTGGGCAAGGTTTAACTGGCCTAGCAACTACAGTAGTAAGTCTATATAAGAGAACGTCATCACCGAATACACCGTCTCCTGAAAAACCTACCGGATCATTTAGATATTACCTTGGCGATGAAGGCTCAAATAAGAGAGGTGAGTTAATCGAGATAGAAAGTGCAAATAAGCAAGGATGGTCACTTACCGCGCCGTCATATAACGGTTCAAATCATTACCTCTGGCAGATTAATGCAACCGCATCGTCGAGAGATAATTACGATATTATACCAGATACAGAGTGGACGTCGCCTATTATATTTTCTCAAAACCCATTTGATTTAACTGAAACGACTGTATCGCATATAGTACAGGCTTATATAAGATCAAGTGTATTACCTACTACGAATCCAGGTACATGTACTGTAGCCCTCTCCGGCGAGACGGCTGGGCAAATTACCGATGTACTATCAAATGGCTGGAGCGATACGATACCTGACGGTGATCAGCAAGTATATATTGTACATGCAACTGCTAGCGGTAACGTATCAAATATAAATGATACTGATACCATAGAAGCTAACGAATGGAGTGCACCTGCTAAGTGGGGTATTGTCGGTGAACGAGGCTTGCGAGGCGAGTCCGGTGGTATAGGTAGACCGCTTACTCTTTTCAAGAGAACCGATTTTACTCCTATCGCAGGAGAGTTAGATTTACCTACATTAAGTGGTACGTATGATTTTGTATCCGACACCTGGACTTTTGGCACGTATCTATCAAATGGAGATGAAGGAACAACAAACGGTTGGACCTATGAACTACCTAGTAAAGATACTACAGATAGAGTGCTATGGCAGACATTTGCAACAGCAATTAGTACTCAAGATTCAAGCTCTGATATAATATTAAGTGATGATTGGTCATCACCGAGAGCAACATCGCAAGACGGTGCTGTTACACCGATTTACTCAACAGTTGAGAACCCAACTACGGTAGCACAGTGTTCGCTGACACAAACTAATTCTGATTTTGTTTTTGTATCATTCTATAATTCCTCTATTACCAATATTAGCAGTTTAACTGATAATGTTATTGAGGATCTAGTATTTATAAAGATGCTTGGTCGTGATGGTACATCTATTAACATTAAAGATAGTCTGGATTCAGTAGATGATCTACCCACGTCAAATAACATACAAGGTGATTCATATCTGATATCCGGTAGTCTATATGTATATAATGGGACTGAGTTCGTGGATGCCGGTTCAATACAAGGACCGGCAGGCATACGAGGAGCGGATGGGGCAGATGGTATCAGCTCCTATCTGCATATTGCGTATGCAGATGATGAATTCGGTACTAACTTTACTACAGATAATAACCCAGGGGATCGTTCGTTTTTAGGTACGTATACAGACAGTAACGAACTTGATTCTACTGATCACGACGATTACACTTGGGTAAAAATTGTAGGTAAAGATGGATCAGCCGGCCGGCCTAATGGTTGTGAAGCAGTATACGGTTACGGTAATGATGAGGGCCCGTCTTCTATTACATACCTTGAGGATGAAAATGTTTTACAGTTACAGGGGGTAACTGATTACACGACAGGTATGGTATACCCGGCTGTCGATGTTAGTGATGGCCGTAAAGTTAGATTTACTGTCACATACAAGTCTCCTGACGTGACGGTTCCTACTATAGATGGGCTCTATATAAGATTATACTCAATAACAACTGATCTAGCTGAGGGGAAGGATAGAGTCGGGTACCGATACCTAGGCGATACACAAAATTCACCTCTTATACAAAATTTTAATCACCAGTATCTCCGCAGCGGAGCTGATACTCAGTATATCAAGGTCACTCCTTCAGCTAGTCTCGAAAACGCTCCAGTGCCTGGTGAGTATACAACAAGAACTATCGAATTTACACCGGCTGCAGATGATAGATATGTAAGTTTAACTATTTTAAATTGGTATGGCCTAGGTATTAAAAGATTATGGGTAAAGCCAGTTACAACGACTGTTATCGGTGAAAAAGGTGATAG